GCCTCCTGCCCCGCAACGTTCGAGATTCCCGCCCCCGGCGCGGTCGCAGTCCCCGCCCCTTTAAGCTGATCCATCACAGACGCCACGAGCTTATTCTTCGCATCGGTGTCGGTGATGTAGTTGTTATTCGCCATCGTCCCGGCATCAGTGACGGTTTTGTTATTCAGATTCGCCAGGTCGAAGGAGTTTTTATTATTTGCGGAGATGACGGAGTTGTTATCCGCCGTCAGCTTCGTCAGGTTGTTAAAGGTGTTGGTCGCGTTTGTGTTATTCGTGTCGAGGACGGTTTTGTCATTGTTGAAAAGGTCCTGCGCGACCTTATTCGCGTCAAGACCCGTTTGCCGGGACATGTCGGCGAGGGTCTTTTGCTGGTCAAACCCTTGCTTCTGCGCGTCGTTTGCGAAATTCCCAGCGTCCAGCCGCTGCTTGAAAATGCCGGTGTCGTTGTCCACACCCAAGCGGCCGAAGTTGTTAAGCCCCGACATGGCGTTTGTCAGAGCGGTCGTTTCCCCGGTGTAGGCGTCGTTCCCGCCCTTTTGGCCGGCGAGGATCGCCGTATCCCGGGCTTGGGCCAGAGCCTGCGCATTTGAATCTAGCTGCTGGCGCAAGGCGTTATCATACGCCGGCGTCCCTGGGACAAAACCCTGCTCGCCAAGCCGACTCTCCAGCGTTTTCTGCGCGGTGGCTTGTTCCGGGAGGAGGTAACGGGTTGCGGCGTTATAGGCTGCATCGGCGCCTTGCTGGTAGTAGCTGAAGGGATCACGGCCGCTCAGGCGGGTAGAGTAATTCTCCACCGCAGGCGCAATGCTTCCGGCCCAATCGCGCGTTTGCGTTTGGACGTTCTTTTGCAGAGGGTCAGCGTTGACCGGGCCATAGCCAGGGGTTTGGAGCTTGGCGGTGTTTGACAAACTCCCATACGTCGGGAGGGAATTCGAGTCGAGCTTCGTCTGATCGGAGGTTTTTGCGGTGTACTGATAATTCGGAATGCCGCTCCGGTTCGCTCCGGCAGAGACGGTGTTTTCGTAGCTATCGGCAATCCCCTTGAAGGAGTCCGCCACCCAATTGTTATTCGCCTTCGTCGTGTCCTGGAATTGCTTCGAGGCCGGATCGAGGGTTTGCTTGTTCGTCCAGGTTTGGGTGGTGAACTGATCTTTCGTCGGCTCCGGCAGGGTGGAATTCCCCGCGGCTTTCGCATCCGACCAGGTTTTATACGCGGTGTTATACCCTGCCTCGTTGAAGTTCGGCGTTTGGCTCCAGGTTGAGGAACCGTTCGGGCCTTCGATGTTATAGCGACTCGCGGCAAGTTGCTGCTGCCAGTTATTCCCGAAGATCGAAGTCAACATCGGGATGAGGGTCGCAGGGTTGATATTGCTTGAGGCGAGGTCGTTGGTCACGCTTGAGCCTGATTTGTTGGAGAGGGCCGTCGTGGCAAGACCGACCCCGGCTCTGACGAGATTGGGATTGGTGAGAAGGGATTTCCCATCTGTCGGAGGGGGGTTGTTCGTGCCCGGGCCATTTGGAGTCGACGGGGTGTTGGGCGAACCACTTGGAGCGCCATTCACCGGGGAATTCGGTTGTCCTGGGGTGCCTTGCGGATTTTGATAATTCCGCCCCTCGTTACTGTAGTTTGAGGCATCAGGCGTTGCTCCCGTCGCACTGATATTCCCAACTTGGTCCCACCAAGCGGGATTATCCGCCATCATATCCATACCGGAAAGGAGTTCCGTCCCCTCGGCAGCTCCCGCCATATTTCCTGCGGCTCCGATAACACCACCAACAGCCGGCGCCACCATCATCATGGCCTGAATCATGTCCTTCCAGCTATTGTCGTATTGACCGCTACCGATAAAATTTCCGGTAGTGTCATACTGCTCCCACCAGGCACTTTTTCCGCCGTCAGGGTTTGGGATATCGCGGAAGATGCCTTGAGGGGTGTTTGCGAAACGCGTCCGATCAACCCCGGAAGATGCGCCTGTTCCCGTCTGGGCGTAGTTCTCGATGCCAAGGTTCCAGACCTGCCCCGTCGCTGGATCGGTGTAATACCGCTGGCGCCCGTTTGACCCCGGCTCGTTATAGTCGGTGGCCGACAGAATCTGCGCGAGAAGCGCCGGGTCAATCTTCGAGGGAGGTGCAGTAGCCATTTCGACCTTCGTGGGTTCGGTAAACATCTCGGGGGAAGGGCGTCCCGAGGAAATTACCGCGAAGGTGAAGCCTGCGCAGGGATGCGGGGAATATACCATCCCCCGAAGGGGATGTCAAGGGCTAATCCAGGGAATTCAGGCTCGGAAGGTATTGCACCCGAGCGCCGAGGTACTGGATGGAGGAAAGGCGGGAGGAGATTTGGAGGTAGAGGGCCTTATACCGGGAGTAACCGTCGAAAACGGTTTGCCAAGTTTCGATAGGGGCGGTGGTGCCACCCCAGATGGCCGAGCCCCAAAGACCGGACCCCCAAAGACTCGCCCCGGAGAGGCCGGAAAGGTTGATGTCGTTAAAGACCGTCGCGTCGGAGAAGTCTTTACTCCAGCCGAGACTGTATTGGAAATTCCCCCCAGCGACAAAACTCGGGCGGATGCCGACGACCTGCTTCGCGCCAGGGTAGCCGAGTTCAGAATAAGCCTGGAGAAGCGTTGCGACGATGTTTGCGCCATTGTCGGAAACGCCGGTGACTTTCATTACCCCATCGGAAGTGCTGAAATAAACCGAAGTCCCCATTCGCTCAAAGGCATAAGCGTTCCAGCCGGAAATGGAGGACCAAGCGCCCGTTTGGGCGTGCATGATTACCTGCTTTCGGACAGGAGAGGCGGGGATATTGACCAGGAGAAGGGGCACATCCGGGATGGAGAGGATTTGCCAGCCTTCATTTTCCCCGAAGTTTCGAGCCGAGTCGTTGAAGTATTGCCGAACGTCTTCAGTGACCGAGCGAACCCGGTCAATCGAGGCCGATTGCACCGCGCTGGAGAGGGGATACAGCCCGTTTTCACTGAGATAGAGCAAATCCCCGCCGTATTTGTAGAGGGGCCTTGCGCCAAGGGGGCGCCCGATAAAATAAACCCCTCGGAGGGACCAGTTGGCCGCGTTTGACGGGTCATTCCCGACGAAAACAGCGACCTCCCCTTTTGAGGTGACGACGGCGAATTGATCTTCCGGGCCGTAGCCCCCGTCAAGCGTCCAGGTGCCAAGCCCGACAATATAACCCCCTCGGCGGAAGATCGCGCCGAGGTCATAGGAAACGGCCGTCCCGGAAATGGAGTTCACCGGGAGGAAATAGATGGTGAGGCTGTTCTCCAGGGCGAAGAAGAGGCGCTGGCGGTAAACCTCGATGTAGGAGAGGGTATTCGTCGCAACGCCGAGGCTGGCCACGGTGGTCCAGGTTGTTCCGTCATAGCGAATCATCGAATCCGTGCCGTTCACGGCGAAGAAATAATGATTCGCCCCGGTTGTCATGTTGACGGCGATGGTTTTGCCGTTTGTCAGGGCAATCGACGCCGAGGGAACGGCCCCGCCGGAGGTAATGTCATACAAGCCTGAATCCGTCGTGGCGAAAAGCTTCTCCGTTCCACTCCCCGAGGCGTAGACCCAAAGGCGATAGGGCGTCGAGGCGAAGCCAGTCGAATGCGACAGAAACCCCGGGCGCATTTGAAGCCGATCTGGGAAGGGGTAGAAATTCTCCATCATCACCGCGGAGGTGGGTTTCATCCCCATAAAAGGAGCGCCGGTCGTGAAGCCTTTGACCGGCGGGACGATTTGCGTCACTTGTTGTGACGTTGGCGGGGTTTCACGAAGGAGGCGCATTATGACTGCATCCAGCTACCGGGAGGGATGAAGATACTCGGGCGGTTTGCGAGTTGGGTATTGTCGAGGGCAAGCCGCGGAGCCGTTGCGGCAACTTCCCGGGCGATTGTCCCTTGAAAAAGGTTCCAGTCCGTTTGGAAGTTTTGCCCGCGTTGCTTTTTCCAGAGGGCTTGCAACCCCATGAGGACGACATCATCCGGGACGAGTGTTGTATCGGTGTCGGCGGAAAGATTCTCGGAAGGAATCGTCCCGTTGTAATACCGCCAGGCGGTGCGATAGATCGCGGAGACATCCAACCCAGCCGGGGGAGTTGGAGTGAGGTAAATATGGCCGCCCGAAAGCCAGTAGTTGTACGGAGGCCCGGCGATGTCCAGAGCGGTTAAGGCCGCATACATCGGGTCGGTAATCGGCCCACGGATCGGAATGGTCTGACTGTCCAGCCAGAGGGTGTTATCCACAAACTGGCTAAAACCCGGGAGAAGGGTTGTAATCGCCCCCTGGTCGGAGGTCGCCACCGAGGTAAAAGTCCCTCGGATCTTCTGCTCCGGCCAGGAGGCGCTCCCCGCTTCCCGAAGGACCGCGTTCAAAATCGCCCGGTATTGCAACACGGCTTGATCGGTACTTCCGACAATAGCCGTAGGCACCGGCAAGCCCATGAGGGTGCAGAATTCCTGCACCAGACCCAATACCGAGAGAGTTGACATTACGCAGCTTTCGCAGGGAGGAGGTTGGTTTTCGGCGCGTTCTTGGCCAACGCCGCGTTTTCAGCCACGAGCTTTTCCACAAGGGCGGTGAGGTCCGTGACTTTTTGGGTCAGGTCGGCGACTTTCTCGGCGGAAGCGCCCTTTTCCTTCCCTTCGGCGATCCAGGCGCGGGCCTTTTCCCGCCAGGTCGGGCCGCCCATGCCGATGGAGACGAGTTCGACTTCAGGAGCCGCGGCCAGGTCTTCCACCGTGCGGAAACCCGCGCGGATGATTTGGGTTTGAACCGCAGGGGAAATGATCTGCCAGCCTTTGATCGGCGTCCCGGCTTCGGGGAGGGTTTCGTTCTTCTTGAAGGCTTCGAGTTCAGTGGAGAATTTGGAAACCCATCCCTGGGGGATGATGCCATCAGCGGCGCGTTTGGCGAGTTTCAGAAGCCATTGCTCGGCTTCTTCCTCATGCGTGTCCCGTGAACCCGGGCGGGTGATTTGCGCGAAGATCACGTCTTTCGCAATGTAGCGGCCCTCTTTAACCGAAGCGTTCCGATCTTCAACCGCGCGAAGCTCGAAAACGACATAGGGAGGCTTTTCTTCGTTGGAATTCATCTGCATTTTGCATCTCCGAGAAAAATGGGGGGAGAACTGTTGGTCCAGAGACTGCCCTGAACCGGGAGACAGCGGCGGGCAGCCGCAATCCTCCCCCCGAATGCCCGATTAGGTGATCGAGCCTTGCACCTGCGGCAGGTTGATATGGCAGATGCCATAACCCGTGTGGGTGAAGGTGCCCGTGACGGCGCCAGTTGCGGTGGCATTCACCGGCGTACCGATTGCCGAGCCGATGACGACCGTCATGCCATCAGATTCCACCGAGGAAATCACCGAGCTGGCGGGAATACCCGTGCCGGAGATTGCCATACCGGTGTAAACCCCCGCGGTGTTCGACACCTTCACTCGGCTAGACGCGGTTTGCGTTTGGACAGCGCGGGTGAAAGAGCCGGACGCCGCGATCAGGCAGGTGGCGCCGATGATTTGCTTCCCGCCAGTCGGATTGGTCGGGGTCGCTTGGCCAGCGGTGGCGGAGATATACACCGGCCCGGCAGTTGCCGCGACAGAGTATTTCACCGGGGCAACGCCGCGAGTCAGAACCCAGCCACCCTGCGCGGTGGTGTTACCGGCTGCGAAGTTCGTGAGAACGACATAGCACGGACGACCCACCAAGCCGGTGTTCGGCACGGTCGAAATGGCGAAATCCTTGTCGATATTCACCAGGGTGCCGGGGATGAAGGTATTGGCGGAGGTGTTCAGGACGTACATCACCTCGCAAACACCCCAGTTGGGGACGTTCGCGGTGGTATCCACCCCGGTCGTAGGAGCGGCTTCGACGATCGTCCCGGGAGCAATCCCGGTATAACCTGAAGTACCGCCACCCGAGGTGGTGTAGTCATCCGACGCGCTGAAATCCAGCGCGGAACCCGTAAGAGAGATAGGTGCGAGACGCATTTTGCGATCCTTTGAAAAAGTCGAAGGGGATTAAGCCTTCAGGGTGCCTTGCAGCGAGCGGTTCGAGACGACCATATTGCCCATCCAGAGGACCGGGACAACGACCGCGTCTTGGTTGTACGGCGTGGCTTCGGACATGACGGTGAGATTCGCGTCCGAGTGAACCACCAGCTCGATGTAGTTCGTGTTGAGGAAATACATGTGCGACGCCGGCATGCCGGAAACACCGTCGAAGAAGACCGGGACGCCCTTGTACGACAGCTGCATGAAACCGCCGGAGGCTTCTTCAGCATCGACGTAGCGCTTGACGGAGACAAGGCCACTTTCGTAGAAAGTGAAATAGTCATCCGAGGCGACGATCATGTTGGGCTTATCCGGCCCGCGAGTCAGCTTGATGAACAGGGGCAGCATCAGGCTTTCCATCACGCCGGCAGTTCCCGACGGGGTGATCGCGCCACCACCTTGCAAAGGCGCAGCCGCCGATTGCACGATGTTCTGCCAGAACGGCCAGGTAGCGGAGTTAATACCACCAACCGTGCCCGTGCCAGCGTCAGACACCAGCTTTTGCAGGCCGTCGATTTGGTTCGGCAGCGTGCCGTCGCCGTACATATCGTTCGAGAAATTGTTGGCGAAGGTGTTCAGCGCGTTTTGAATGCGCTTTTTCGCCAGGTTCGCGATACGCTGGGCGCCGGAGTTGACCCGGAGTTCATACCCGCTGGAGACGACGTTGATCGCGATCTGGCGCCAGTTGAATTCCGCCGCGGAGAACACATCGCTTTGCGACACGTTCAACACGTCGAAACCGCTGTAGCGCTGATACGTCGAGTTCGCGTTGTATTCCAGAGGCTGGACGATGGAGTAGCCGCCGGATTCCTTCCGCACCTTGCCGCCCTTCGCAAGCTTGCGATAAAGGGCATTGTGCTTGGTGAAGTTGTCGGCGATTTCCGACGAGTGGTTACGGAACGTCGTGGCGACGATTTCCGTGAAGACTGCATTGGGAGAGGGCATTTTTTACCTCGATGGATCAATGAGAATTGGGATAGTGACGCGCGACGACGGCATCGACGGTATCGTCAATGGTCATCTTCCGGTTTCGGCCGGATGCGTTGCCGTTGATGTTCGGGAAACGGGAAGGATTCGCGGGAGTGCCCGTGGCAGGGTTGACCTTGGCCTGGGCTTTTACCATCTCATCCATAATCTTCGCCCGGACCGCCGGATTCCGGTGGCAGGCAAGGTCATAGGCTTCCTGGAGGTTGCTCGCAGCGCCTTTTTGGATGAGGAGATAGATATCCTCGACGACATCATTCCAATAGACGTTCTTCGGGTCGGAGGAGAAAGACTCCACCGTCGCAAGGTTCGTCTTGTAAGTGTGCTGTTGCGCACTTTGCTGCGCGGCTTGCCAGAGGGCTTCGTGCTGCTCGATCTTTTGTTGAAGAGCAAGAATGCGCGGGTCTTCGGCTTGCGGCGAAGCAGCTTCGGTCTGGGGCATTTCCAGCCCGTAAGACTTCAGCAGTTGGGCCATGACAGCCCGTTTTTGCTCGGGGGTGCCCTGAGCGAGTTGGAGATGTTGGGACATAACCCCTTGCAAAAGCTGCACGGGGTCGAGATTCGGATAGGACTGGAAGATTTGCTGATACGGCTCCAGCAGGCGGTTCCATTGGGAATGGCCTTGCTGGTACATTTGGATCCCGCGAGAAACGTCGCCTTCGCGGGTGTGGACGTATTGGCGGACTTCGGGCGGGAGCTTGGACCAATGCGCCTCCATTTCCTTCCGCCAGGCTTTCGGCATGGCATCGAAAGCGGCAGTGCCGGGGGCCGGTCCGTCGGAGGCGTTTTGCGGGGAGGCCGCAGGGTTGGGATCGGCTTGCTCGGTATTCCCCGCAGCCTCCTGTGCCCCAGCGGGGTCGTCATCCCCGCCGAAAAGATCGGAGGCAATCTCCGACGCAATTTGCGTCGCGTCAACTTCGATGTCTTGTATATTTTCGTCCATTTAGGTCTCCAGTTTTCCAGCAGAAACAGCCGCGGCGACGTATTGGTCAACCGCAGCTTCGATGGGGGCGAAGGCTTTGGCTTTCGCCGCTTCGCGGTTCCGGGCGATGTCTTGCTTTAACCCGGGTTCGTATAGGATAGCCCCGGAACGAGCGAGGTCTTCTCTCATTTCGGTCCGCGAATGAATGATTTTCCCGGTCCCGGGGCTTTCGTAGGGGGTGAATTCGGCCGCGATGAGCGGGGCGGAGATAAGGCGGTAAAGCTCCCCGCCGCAAGCGCAGGAAGGGAGGTTATCCCTTTCGGCGATTTTGCGGAAGACGGTATCACCCGCATCGCAGGTTTTACATTTTACGTCGTAGAGGGGCATTTGAGGGTCCGGGTTTGGCGGGGATAGTAGCAGGCTTGGTCAGGGCTGTCAACATGGCTTGTTCATGTTGGGCGGACATCAGAGCCATTTTCTTCTCAAGTTCTTGGAGCTTGAAAGCGTGTTCTTGCTGCTTGAGTTGGAATTCAGCCTGGGCCTTTTGAAGTTCGATATTCGCAAGCTGGAGTTTGACCTGGTTTTCCTGCACTTTCCCTTGCATTTCCATCTTTGTCATTTCGACATCGGCGGCGATGCGGGGGTCGGGCGGAGGCGGCTGAGGTGGAGGCGGCGGCTTGATGCTTTCGATGATATCCACAATGGGAATGCCGAATTTATACCGCTTGCAGACAGCCGCGAGGAGGGATTTGACCGCTTCGAGTCCGGAGGGACCGAGAGGCATGAGTTGCTGGAAAACGGGGGACATCTGCCCGAGGGCGTTCATGAATTCGGAGACTTCGCCTTTGTCTTGGGCTGTATCCAGATCCACGGTGGAGGAAGTCTGGATGTTAATCGTGTACGTCCGATTCACGTCCGAGGCCATTTGCTGGAGGATTTGCTCCATGGACGGGCCTTGCGCCTGGGCGACGAGGGCAGGATCAGGCGGGGGAATTTGCGGCGGAGGCGCTCCAGGAGCCGGGGGAGGCATTTGCGCCTGCATTTCCTGCGCTTGCTGCTGTTTGAACTGGAGGGTTTGCTGCGCAACGGCTTGTTCCTGCGCGGTGGGAATCGGAAGCTGGACAAGCCGCTTCCAGGTTTCCGCAGGCACGACGGAAGTCCCGGCGTCAACCGCCAGGCGGAACATGTCCCGGACGTAATCCGCAACAACGGTTTGCATCTTCCGCAGGCGGAGTGTGCCCCATTTGTCTTTGGTGTTTGTCGCCGTCGCGGTTTCGGACGCGACATTCGAGCCCCGGATGATGTCAGAAATCCCGGTGAGTTCGTAGATGACTTGCTTTGCGGCTTCCCGGGCGCGGTAGAGGCTTTCAGCGACTTGGATCAGCTTTTCCAGGGGGAGAAGCCAAATTTGCTTGTCAAAGCCTCCCCCTTGGGCGAGAGCGAGGGATTCACCGGCTGGGACAAGCCCATTCTCCATTTCCGTGTCGGAGAGAATCTTCTCCATGTCGATGGACAGCATGGAGTTATACGCCCCCCGGACCTTAATGGCGGAGAGGACTTTGTTCAGGCGGGTGCTGATCCGGTCGAGTTCTTCGGCTTGGTTGCGATAGTACCAGTAGAGCGGAATCGGCTCGAGATTTCCCGGCTTCAGCGTCAGCATGAGAAGGCCAGGGGTGGGGAAAAACCCGGAGAGTTTCAGCGGGTCCGCGTCATCCCGGATGTAGCAATCCTGCCAGTCTTCGGACAGGAACCAAACCGTTTGGGAGGGCTTGTGCCAGAATTCGTATAGAACGCAATCCGTCGAGTCTTTGTCACTGGTGTTCGAGACGGATTTATAATTGACCGCCATTTCCTCATCGGAAAGGTCAAGCTGGGTTTGAAACTCCTCTTTTGTCAGCTCATGCTTAAACGCAACCCAGGAGACGCGGGCCCACTTTTTGGCATTGCTCCAGATGATGTTTTTGTAGGCGACCGACTCAACCCGGAGGGGGAAGGGGTCAGCCTCATAATGCCGCAGGCGCAGACACCCCGTCGCAGCGGTAAGGCTGGACAGGACAGAATCCTTCACTGCCTCGTCAAAAGACTCCTCCCCAGGCGCGGCCGAGTCGGTCAGAAGGGCCAGGAATCTTTCAATGACATCAGGAATAGGCTTAAGATTAGCATCTTTGAAACGAGCACGAACATCAGGTTTCGCCGTTGCCGAGTAAAGACTCGGAAGGAGAACTTCCGTGTTGGAATAAAGGATGTTATAAACCGAAGAATATTTCTGCTCATTCCCAGAAACGTATTGGCCATACTGTTTCTCCGAATCTTCGGCTCGCTTCCACCAGCCGGATTTGAATTTGGTTTCTCGGTCAAGAATCTGCCGGAGGAAGCGGCGAGCTTTTTCGAGTTTCTCCACGCGGGGGTCTTCGCCCTCAGCGGATTCGACAGCGGGGGTTTCGGTTTCGTACATTTTAGAGCCTGTTCTCTGAAAGTCGCTTGAGGGTGATGTGCCGCTTGAGGAGTTCGTTGATTGTAGGCTGCGCCCGAGCGGTTGACAAGTCGATGGAGGGGGTTTTCGGCGGGTCTTTGATCTGCGGCCGGGACATTACCGCATAGCGGGTTTCGTCCAAGGCGTGATCTTCCCCGTCGGAGTCAAGGTCTTCGGCGTTGTGCTCGTCATGCTGGAGGTAGGGGAAGGTTCGGATTGTATGCTCGCAGGATTCATGCAGGAGCAAAAGCGGGGGCTCGGCGTCAAGCCTTTTGCGGATTTGCTCCCAGCCGGCTTGCCGGGCGTTGTCGCCTCGGAGCCAACCGCAGCCCGCGACGAGCATCATTTCGGCAATGGAGGGGCCGCCGTTGTTGGAAAAGATCGAGGGATCGGCCACGCCGTAGGTGATACGATGCCCCATATCCTTTTCCCGGTTCAAAACTCCCCGGGCGACGGCATCGGCGTTCATTTTCAGCCCTTTATTCGGCTGCCCGTTCCATCCGTACCATTCGGCGAATTTGATAAGAGCCCCCCGAGGGGCGTAGGCTTCACCGTCAGAGACAGCGTACCAACCGACTGAAAAAGGAGCCGCTGAACCCCAGTCAAGGGCTCGGAACTTGCTCCAGTGTGCCGGAAGGGTCAACTTCCCCCGCAGGACGTGGAGGGATTCAGAGAACGTGTCGAAGAAAGTCCCGTCAACGCCATTCCAATCTCCTTCGAGCCAGGCTTTTACAAGGGCGGCCGAGCCAGTTTGGCGCAGACGCTGGACATATCCCGGATCACTTTCGAGGAGCTTCCGATTGTCCTTGAGCTTCGCCGGGATGAAAACCCGGTCGATTTTCGTCGTGACTTTAACCCCTTCGTCGATTTCAACCTCCTCGAATTCTTCGATGACGAGGTAGCCGTTGGGGGCAGGGTCGATATAGCGCTGTTTTACCCAGTGATGCCCAGGGCCGCCAGGGTTTCCGGTGAAGCGCATTCCGCAGGGGACACCATTCGAGGAACGACAAGCCCCTTTGAGTTTCATTACGACATTAGGGAAGGGGAAGTTGGAAAGCTCTTCAACATAGATCCGGGTATATTCATGCCCTTGGTATTCCTCCGCGTCTTCCTCTCTCTCCAGATAGGCAAACTTCAGCACCGCGCCGTTTGGCATGGTGAGTTCTTTTTTCTGCTCATGCCATTTCGCGCCGATGAGCTTGCCGTAGCGGCGGAAGCGTTTAATGACATCGGTCAATTGGGTGAGCTTTCGCCGGATGAAAAGGCCAGCGGCGTGTTCGCCGTATTTGCCGGAATGGAGGAACCAGTCGCCCATTGAGGATTCCGTCTTTCCCCCTCCCCGGGCACCGCCGTAGAAGACTTCAAAAACGGGGCAGGTGACAAGATCCGTTTGGGGGCCAGGCTGCGGCGACCAAACAGATTGCATGTTTGAAGTCCCGACTTCGGGATAAAGCGTGGAGGTGCCCATTAGACGGCTTTGTAGCGAATCCAGGAACCGGCCCGAACGGTGATTGTGACGGTGCCGGCGGGAGCGTAGGTGATTGTCCCTGGGGAAACAGTGACAGCGGCCCCGCTCAAGGGGAGGGAAATGCCGAGGGAGAAACTCCCCGCAGAGGAGCCAACGGCTGAGCCGGAAAGGGGGAGGGAGCGACTATTCCCAAGAGCGCCCGCCGAGGTCGAAACCGATTGGCCGGAGAGCGTTGGGGAATTTGTAAGGCCGAGCGTTCCAGCCGAAACGGAAACGGCTTCCCCGACAAGCGCGATGGTAAGGCCGCTGCTGGCGGAGTAGGTAATCGTCCCGGCGGAAGCAACCACCGCGGAACCGACGAGCGCGACTGTGACAGAAACGCCAAGGGTTCCCGCGGCGATTGCGGCCGATTGCCCCAAAAGCGCGACTGCCCCTGGAGTCGCGGAGTCCTCCAGAGGCAGATAGGGAATCGACGGATCGTTGCCGGGCTGGAAAAAGCGATTCGGCCCGATTTCAACGATGCCGCCGTTCCGCAGCTTGATGATAGCCAGGGTCACGGTGCCGCGGAGGTGACGTAGATTTGCCCGGAGTAGGTCGAACCCGTGGCGGAGGGCTTCGGAAGCTCCAGCAGGGCCAAGCAGGCGTCAGAGAAAATGCGAGGCGCTTGGCGACGGTTCGTTAGCCAGTCGAAGGGGAGCAAGGCCGCCGCAATGGGGAACATCATAACCCCAATCGGATGCCCGATGACGAAGTTAATCGCGCCAGTCGCCACCGCTGCCGAGCATTGCATTTGCGTCAGGGCCTTAATCCCCGCGTCGCCGCTTTCCAACGGGCAGAACCAGGTATTCAACGGCATGTCCAGGCGTTGCGCGGCAGCAGCGGAAATGCCGGCTACCGACGGAAGCGTCGACGCGGCGTTTGCCTGATCGAGGTAGGTGCAAACCGTCCAGTTGTGCGCCGTGGCGGCGAGAGCCGTTTGTGTTTCGACGAAAAGGAAATTCCCGCCGATATAATCGTCGGTCGCCGCAGTTGTGGATTGATAGCGAGTCGGGACACCCGTGACGGCTTCAGTCGCCGTGGAGTTCATGGTTTTTGCCACGTCGAAAATTCGATCATAGAGCATGAGCGAATTGTTGACAACCGACGAAGCCATATCCGCGCCGGTTAGGTGCAACGTGTCGCTTCCAGCGGGGTTGTTAAAAGCCATCGCGCCAGTTGTGGCTTTTGTGGGAATGCGCCCGCCAGGCGCCGCGCTGGCCGCAGCCCCCGCAGCCGGACTGCCCGTAAGCGCCCAAGCTGAGGTGCTATTGCCGGTAGTAGAGGATGCCGTACCTTTTTGAATTCCACCATGCAGCAACTGCCCGTAACCGCCGGACGCCCGAGCAAGGGCATCGCTGATGGAGGTAAAACCCGCCGCGGCATAGCCATGCTGGACTCGCCCGGCTTCCCGCCAAAAGCGTTTGACCCAGGCGTCAAGGGCTTCGACCGCGGAAACGGCAAAGCCTCGGTCGAAATCCCCGACAAAATCCCCACCCTTCGTCACCCAGACGCTGCCGGGAACATCGGTGAGGTTAACGGGAGGCCCGTACCAATGACGGAAGTTCCGGGAAAGCTGCTCGATCTTTTCCGTACCGAGCCAGCGTTCCAGGCGTTGGGAGTGGATATGCTTCATGGAGGGATTACCGGAGAAAAACCGAAGGTTGCCGGGCCTGGAGAAGGCGGAGGGTTTCGGTTTGCGCCGCGAGGCTTTCGTTCTGAGCGAGAATCGCCGCGTTCAGAGCTTGCGTCGTGGCGTGGAGTTGGGAAACGGCGCTTTCCAACAGCGAAACCCTCGTCGTGAGGGCTGCGAGCTTTTGGGAAACCGTCGGCGGCTTCTTGTGGCAGCATTTGCTCATGGCTTAGACCAGGGAAATGGTTTGTTGCACAGCCGGGCCGATGTCCACGACGAGCTTTTTCCCGACGTAGGTAGAAAGCGTTTCGGGGGTTGCGCCCAGAGCCAGGAGGTAGTACAAAAGCCAGCGGCCAGCTTCCGAGGATTGTTGCAGAAGTTGGGAATTGGCGTCGATAAGCTGCGCCGCGCTTTGGAAGGTCAGGGCGGAAGGAGCGCCATCCCAGAGGAAGCCGACTTCGATAATGCCGGTTTCAGGGGCGACAGTGATGTAGTCGAGTTGAATTTCTTGCTTCATGATGCGCCTTTCGAGGGAGAAGGGGGTTTAAGCGAAACGAATCAAGCCGGTAGTGGCGTCATTCGTCGGCATGGTCAGGGTGAAGGTTCCGGCGGTGATGGTTTGACTGCCGAAGGTGAAAACGCCGAGGTTTCGATTGGCGTCGGTTGTGGAATAGATCATCACCGCGTCGAAAGCGGTGGAAAGGGTGACGGTGGTGAAGACGATGGAGGCGGAAGGCGTCCAATACGCCGTAGTCGAAGTCAGCCCCGCGGTATTGCCGTTTGTGACGGAATTACCCCCTGCGGTGTAGTTCGTGCCGGAGACTTCGCCTGTGGCGGTGTAAGCCGTATTCGTCCCGTTCGTCGTGGCGGAGGCGAGGTATAGGGCCGCTTTGAGGGTTTTCCCGTCCACCACCGCCCCGAGGGCGACTTGCTTCATGATGCCGGAAATGGCTTGAGTATTTGCCATGATTGTCCTTAGTGAAAAGAGCCTTGCTCGATTTTGAACTCGTGGCCGGTTTTAATTTCCCCGCGGAGGTCGTTCCCGACCCATTGGCCTGCGAAGAATTTGTCGATCCGGACCATTTTGATCTGGGCGTCCTCGAACGTGACGGATTCGCGGAGTTCAACGCTTTCCGCAGGGAGGTGGCCGAGGGTAGTGAAGATTGTGGTCATGTTTCGGAGGAGATGTTTACCACGAAGGTGCCAGAAGGGGAGGCGCCAGCGGTGAAGGTTGCGTTTAGGGACGCGGGGTAAGGCGTGGAGGCGGAAGCGCCGGAGCCGACGGCGCGCCCAGAGGCGGAGGTGTTCCCGAGGAAAAGGGCTTCAGACGTGGAGGAGGTCGGGGCGGAGATTCGGACAACGCCAGAGGAAAGCCCGGAGGGCCAGGAAACACCAGGGCAAGGGCCGTTCGAGGAGGAGGAGGTTTCGACAATTAGCTGGCCTTCGACGATGTATTTGGTCGAGGCCGAAGGCGTGAAGGAGAAGACCGAAACCGGGGTCGTGGAGGAAGCGGTGACATCGGACGAGAGCCAGATATACGCCCACGAATCCGTCGGGCTGCCGAGGGGTTGATAGAGCAAATCCCCACGGGCTTCCGTGAGGTATTGGGGATGGTCGTCATCGAGAAGACCGGTGAGGGCGCCGTGATCGGAAATTCCAGGTCCGGCCGGGCTCGGAATGAGGGTAACGCCTGCGCCGGTTTTGTAGAAATACGCAAAACCTGTGTTCGTGTCGATGACAATCGGCGTCCCGAAGCCCGCAGTGGTGGAAAACACCTCCGCGGGCGGGACGCCGTTGTATTCGAGAACCCAGGTTTGCATTTTTTACCGCTTGGAGAGGATTGCGGCGAGCGCGGCGTTTTGCTTCGCGCGTTCTTCAGGGGTCCATTGCTTTCCGAAGCGGGAGGCCGGGGCAGAAGCGGGGGCAGCTACGCGCTTTGTGTCGGGAAGGCCGGGAACGGCTTGGCCCTCAGCTTCCATCCGACGCTGGGCGGCGAGCTTGGGGTTAATGACATCGGCGAGTTTGGGGTCGGCCATTTTATTTCCTCACGAGTTGACGCGCAATGCGTTCTTGCAGAATTCGGTCGAAAGGAAGGCCCGCAGCTTGTGCTTCATCTTGTGCTCGGGCCTCTTGATAGTTCATAGCCGCGTCGTGTGCGGAATCTTCTAATTTGAAATTCGTTCCACCCCAGCCAGGAACGCCCGTGACAGGAGTTCCACGGGCGTAGGTTTTACCTCCCCAGGGCAGACTTCCCCCAAGCCGTGGATCCCCGCCAGTTTCCAGGCTTTTAAGCAGTTGCACAAGCTCGGGATTCCCGAGAACTTTCTGCAGAATTGCGTTGAAGCCGCTCATTTAGAAGTTCCTTTTCGCTTTTCGAAGGTCCGGGCGCCGGCGTAACCGAGGTAGCCAACGCCAAAGAGGGTGTAGAGAGAATCAGGAATTGCCGCAAGCCAGGCTTTCATTCCTTCGGCTACGGCAACGGCGAGTTCCGGGCGAAAAGCCGCTAGAAAACCCATCGGAATGCCCATGAGGATCATGATGTAGATGACATACATGAAAGAAGGCCGAGCACGGGAGGTCCAGGGGTCCGCGCTTTGACTTTCGGAAAGAATCGCGGACATTTGCTGCTGAAGGTGCTTTAGATCCCCTTCTTGCTGCATGTCCATGAGCGTGACTTTGAACTTTGCCCGTTCAGCGGCCTGTGCGATTTTGTCGGGGAAAAGGCGATCAACCAACTTCGTGGCGAAGTCAGCAATCGGCGCGATGAGAAGGGGATTCATTAGGGCTTAACTCCGAGGACTTGGAGGATATTCAGCCGAATGCGCCGGGCCCAGCCTTTGCCAAAAGCCGGCCAGGTGTGAAGGTCGGTCATGAAGTTAAGGCGGTCGAGGGTAAAGACGATGGCGAGGGTTTCCGGGTCCCAGTGGCTGATTTCCCCGAGGGTGATCGGCCCGATGACGCCATCTTCAGACACGCCGAGGCGGCGCTGGAGCTTTTTGACGGCTTCAGAAACGCTCGAGTTGACGGCAAAGTCGAAGAGGGGGAAACGCAGGGGCGCGGGGAGAAGGGGGCATTTCGCCGCAAGCCAGAAATCGTGGAGGTAGATGGGTTTTACATCTTCCCGGGTGAGGGATTTGATGTTGAGATGGGGATAGGACCGCTTGGAAATGCCGAATTTCGTCTCCCCGCCAGGATCGGCGGGGTTGTTGACGTAGCCGCCCTCATGGGAGGGGGAAATGAGAGTGGCGAAAGCCTCATCGAAGGTCATTTTGAGACTTTTCCGAGGAGATAGAGGGCAATTCCGAGGTTGGCGAGGGAAAGGACGGAGAGAAAGCCGAGAATCGCGAGAAGCTGGCTGTAGGGGTCCATTATTCCGCCCCAATCGAAGGAGTAAACCCCCGGTCAACGGTTTGCACATCGACGACAACCCCCGGGGCCTTACCCCGAGAGGAATTTTGCAGCCAGGCGCTGGAATTTTCCGCGGACGCCGGGGCGGTGAAGACGTAGAGGTTGTTCGAGACAGGGGGGCCGGCGGGCCGGTTTGCACGGTCGCCTGTCCCCAGCTTTGCAATTGCGACGAGTTCGAGGGGTTTTAGGGGAACGGAGGATTCCACCCGGTCGAGAAGTCGGTCGAGGGCGCCTTTGGCGAGGGCTTCGAGGCGGTCTTCGACGGAGGCTTTGATTTTGGGATCGACCAAATCCCCTTTCCGCTCGGCCAAACGCTCTTTAAAGGCGTCGGAGTTGATGATAATGCTCATCCAAGCCTGGGTATACCCAAACCGCCGGGACAATTCCCCTTGGGAAATCGCCGGATCGACGAGAATCTCGTCGATAATCGCATCATGGGTGTATCGCACCTTGGAAATCGCTACTTCCGCCACGGTCGGGCCTCCTGGGGTTTCCCGCGCACTGTAACACCCCTTCTGGCACCAGTCAACCCCTCTACGTTTACCTTGAAAGACGGGAAAGGACTCTTTTGGCCAGGATCGCGTAAAACACGAGCTTGGTATAGCCTCGGCTAAACCCCCACCCCGCAAGACCCCATCGCCGGGGATGCCCCGGGGGAGGAGGAGGGAGAGGGGATTTTCCCGAGGGGAGTGAGCGCTCACATTTGACAGGGTGGTATGGAGTGTGCTACGCGCGGGCGCGGGCGCGTGTGTTGTAAGCTAGGGGGCTGGCGCAGGGTTAGAAGGGGCCTAGCCTGGAAACAGGCACGAAGGCCCCTAATCGCCCCGGGAAGGGGGGTCTAACCCCTCCCGGCTACCAGGGGTGCGGAAAGCGGGAAAACGGCGCTATGGGGCGGGAAAGGGCCTGCGCTCCGATTGCCCCCGATTTCCCCCGATAGCCCGATATGCACAGACCCCCCTTGTGTGATGGTGAGATGCTAGAAGTGATACGTGTAGCAGTTGTATCAGTCTTGTTACAAATTTTTTTTTTAGATGAGAAGCATTCGCACTACCACTCTCATCTAGAGAGGATCACACACAAGGGGGGGGTTCGCCCTATCCGGCTA